AATCAGAACCTTAATTAAAAATTGTGTCTATCAAGACATACATGAAGACCGATTACCTCTGTTCGATGTAGAATATATTTTTCTACAGATCAGAGCTAAATCGGTTGGTGAAATTGCAAAATTGCAAGTCACCTGTCCAGATGATGACGAAACTAGGGTAGAAGTTGAAATTGACCTATCTAAAGTTATTGTGCGGATGGATGATGATCATGATGCTAGAATCCAATTGACAGATGATATTGGAATTCTTATGATGTATCCACAATTAGATACTGTTCAAAAATTGTCAAAATCTAAGGGTGGTGAAGTTGATACCATGTTTGATATGATATGTGCTTGTATGTATCAAATTTGGCAAGGTGAAGAAACGTTTGATTGCTCGGACTATAAACAATCAGAGAAGAAAACCTTTTTGGAAAGTTTGACTCATGAGCAATTCTTAAAGATTCAAACCTTTTTTGAAACCATGCCACAATTAAAACAAGATGTAGCTATTACTAATCCTAAAACTGGTATAGAATCCACTGTAACTTTATCGGGACTGAATTCTTTTTTTTAGTAGCCCTTTCACACATGACTTTAGCGAATCATTTTGAATATACTTTTGGTATGCTTCATCATCATAAGTGGAGTTTATCTGAAGTTGAAAATATGATGCCGTGGGAGAGGGATATTTATCTTGATATGCTAAATAATTGGGTTCAAGAGGAAAACGACAGAAATAAAGAACAACAAAGAAAATCAAGACAAAATGGCTGAACAACCCCTAGCGACAGATAAATCTGCCCAATCTAGTATTTCTGAATTAAAGAAAATAGCTGTCTTACTTGGAGGTTCCCAAGTATCTGACGATAAACAAGCTAGTGACATTAAAGAAACTAAAGAAGGCACAGAGAAGATAGCAACCTCAGCTGTAACTTTCACTAAAATTTTAGGTGATATGAAAGGGCTGCAAGAACAGGCTATGGATCTTGCCGCTCGAGCGGCGAAAGCTGCTTTGAGACTGGCGAGCAAAATAGACCCTTCAAAATATATGAAGGCTATGGCAGATAAAACTAAAAAGTTTGCTGGAGATTTGTTGGGGCTTCTTATGAAAGGTGGTGTACTTATTGGTCTTGCACTCTTACTGGAATGGTTAGCTAATCAGGATTGGGAAGCATGGTGGAACAAATGGGGCCCATTGATTAAAACAAAATGGGAAGAATTCAAAACAATGTTCACCACATTTTATAATGATTTCAAAGAAGTTTTTGATGCACTTTCGATATTAGGTGCCTTAGCCGTAGTATGGAAAGCTGCCGCATGGTTAGGGAAACTGACATCTCCTATAGTTCTATTAATGGGAGCTCTATTAAAGATATTTGCTGTTGGTACTGGAACTATTGCATTATTATTAGTAGAAATTACTGCATGGATAGGGAAAAAATTATTTGGTGTGGGTACAGGAGTACTTTCTCTACTTTGGAATGCAATTAAACTAATATTTGGAGGAGCTGGAAGTATATTTAAGTTGATAGGAATTGTAACTGAATGGGTAGGGAAAAAATTATTTGATGTAAGTACAGGAGTACTTTCTCTACTTTGGAATGCAATTAAACTAATATTTGGAGGAGCTGGTCATATATTTAAGTTGATAGCAACTGTAACCGGATGGCTAACTGCTGGATTATTTGATGTAGGTAAGGGAGTACTTTCTCTACTTTGGAACTCCATCAAACTGATATTCGGAGGAGCTGGTCATATTGCGACTTTATTAACTACGGTGACTGATTGGGCAAAAACCACAATGTTTGGTGAAGGTGGCCCTTTGCAAAAAGCATGGGGAGAATTAAAAAAGATATTTAGTGCAGATAGTAAACTTTCTAGATTTCTTACTACTGTTACAGACTGGGGAAAAAAAGTTTGGTTTGATGATACCGGGCCCATACAATCTGCTTGGAAAAAAATAAAAGCAATCTTTAGTGCTGAAGGTAAACTTGGGGGATTGATGAAATGGGTAACCGGTCTTGGTGATGTAATCATGTTTGATGATACCGGAGATATGAGAAAATCTTGGAAATGGATTAAGGGAATTTTTGGTCCAACAGGTAAAATTCAAGATATGTTGAAGGCAATCGGTGCAATTCCTGATTGGTTTGACGAGTCTGGAGAAGCTAGAAAAGCATGGAAATTTATTAAGGGAATGTTTGGACCGGCAGGTAAGATTCAAGCGGCAATGAAAGCTATAGGTGAAATTCCTGATTGGTTTGATGATACTGGATTTTTCAGAAAAATGTGGGTATTTGTTAAAGGAATTTTTGGTCCCGAAGGTAAGATTAAAAAGGCATGGGATGTAATATCTGGCGCAGCTGATTGGTGGGGAGATCGTGCTGATCTTTTAGAAATGTGGAAACATATTAAGGGTATCTTTGGTGCAGAAGGTAAAATTGCCAAAGGTTTCACTGCTATAAAAAAACTGGGATTCGGATTCTTCGATGAAGGCAGTACACTACGGAAAGTATTTACTTGGTTTGGATCTATATTTGGAAAAGATAGTGCTATTGGTAAGTTTATAACAAAATTAGGTGGATGGGCCACAAAATTTGGAGAGTGGTTTGGAGATTCTGCCAAAAAAGGTGCAAAAGGTGTAAATAGTTTCTTTGATTTCTTTGGAGATATTATAGGTAAAATTACAGGTTTTGCTAAAAGAATAGCAGAGAATCCTATTGTCAAAGGTATTAAGAAATTCTTTGGAATTGCGGCAAAAGGGGCAGTAGGTCTTATGGGTACTATAGGAAAAGTTTTTGCTCCTATCGGATGGATCATGGCCATCTTTGAGGGGATCATGGGATTTTGGGATGGGTTTAAAGAAAAAGGCGACACTGATACCAGAACCTTTGGTGAAAAAATGGCAGATGGTTTGAAAGGAGCCCTAAAAAATCTAGTTGATTTCTTTGTGATAGATATGGCAATGATGATTCAAGATATTCTCAATTGGGCTATTGAAAAGATTAATGATTTAGGTGGATGGATACCCGGATTTGATGGATTTGAAAAATTCACCTTTGCCGAGGATTTGCAAAAAGGAGCCCATGCACTAATTGATAGTATGTTACCTTCGTCTTTAGGTGGAGAGGGTGATGCCGCAGAGAAAGTTCGGAACCAAGCTCAACTTGGGGCCCGAATGAATTTACAAGGACTTGGTCTTGGACAAAATGTAGATGATGAGTTTATGATAGAAGAAGATAAACTCAAAAAAATGATGGCGGGAATGGGAGTCACTGAACTTGCAAGAATGGCAACCAAACTTCAAATGGTAGAAGCAAGAAGAGGTATTAGCTCTAAAGGAGGTGGGGCAGAGTGGGAAACTATTTTAGAGAAAAGACTTGAAATGTTAACTAAAGCAGAACAAGAACAATTTAAAGGAACAGCTGTCTCTATGAATAATCCTCAAAACTTTTATACTGCTGCTGGGGGTGGAGGTCTAGGACTTAGAATTCCGGCGGTAGACCAAAGTCCCGCTACGAAAGCTGCTGCCGATCAGTAAATGAAATTTTGTTCCCCCCATTTCTGGGAGGAACATTAACGATTAGGCAGTAGCCAAATTCTCAAAGTACTTCATCGTATCTGATGGAGTACTCTTCACGTTTGGTGTACCACCGTCAAATGGAGGTTTTGAATTATCTTCCTGCGATCCAAAGGAATCCTCTACGTCCTGAGCAACCTGCTCAGCAGTTCGATTATCCCGTGCTGCACCAAGTACACGTTCCATTTTCTCCTTCAACTCATCATAAGTCTTGAAGTTGGAATTCTCGTGGAACTGTTTCAATCCATGCTCTGAATTGTAAACCGTTTCCAACGTGGACTCATCATCCATAAGTTGAGTTGGGGCATCAAACTCAGACTTATCGTAATTCCAGAAACCATCAACCTTACGAATCTTCAACTTGAAGTTCGCACCCTTCCAAAGATCGAATGGATTGATTGCATTCTCATCTTGAAACTGAGGTTGCATGGCTTCCATAACCTTATCGAAGATTTTCTTCCCAAACTTATACAGGAAAACTTTCCCTTCATGTTCAGGATGTTTTGGATCTGACACCACATAGATGTTAGTGTAGTAAGACAGTTTCCGTTTCTGTCTGCGGGCAATCTCCTTGTCCGATTCTGTACCGGAATTCCAGAGTCGGCGATTTGTTTCACCTACTGGATCGGGCTTGTTAATGGTTGTGAGAGAATTCTCAATATACCATCCACCTGGCCCTTGGAAGGAGTGAGAGAACATCCTTACCCAAGGAATTTCTTCCTCATCTGGTGCAGGAAGAAACCTGATAACGGCATAGCCATTACCTGATTTATCCAATTCTGGTTTCCAGAACCGATCATCATCAAAGGATTTGGTATCGGGAGTGCTCTGCTTCTCGTATTCGTCCAGCAGAGTATTAAGGTTGGACTGTTTTTTAAGTGCGCTAAAAGACATAGTATCTCCTATATTAGTTGTTAGTATTAGCGTATTAACGTATTGAGACTATTTATTAGTCCCTAAAACCCTCACCTTTCATTAGGTGATAGAGTCTGTGAGTGAACACCACCCACATTAATTTAATCAAAGAATCCTCGGCATAATTACCGACACCCCTGATTAAAAATTTGTATTTTGTTTCCATAAAGCTTTCCAACATACAGGAAATACTCGACTGCATTCATAGGCAATCTTGTCTGCAATTTCCCGTGTTTCATATTGTGCATCTGATGCACATCTAAGTTTACATACCCTAGCGAATGCGTAGAGAGTTCCAGACCAGTACCATTCAGTCATCATACTTTGAGGTAGTATCATTCGTGCTTGTTCTGGTGCAACTCCTAACAATATCATATTATTATATAAGACAACGGCACTCTCTTCCAGTTGTCTCTGGGCTGAAGTAACTGTAGTCTCATCATCTAACCATTCTACAGTATAGTTACCCGAACCTTGCTTCTTATCCTTAGCCCGTGATCTCCAGTTTTTAACTTCAAAAAATGTGGGTTCATAATCCACATATCGTCTGCTGATTTCGTTCCAAACGAGTCCTACCTGATGTTTGACAAGTTGTCTTGCAACAAATATAGGGGCCGTAATATGAAATTGTAGAGAGGCATGAGCAAACGGTGACCAGTGATTATGGTCTGCAAGATACTGAATCAGTTTTTCATCACCTTTATTCATTACCTCTGCCTTCTTACCAAAGGAGACTCTGGCCGCATTAACTACGGACAGATCACTCCCCATTTGATCTATCAGAGAAATCTCTGATACTGCCATTACCTGCCTCTTTTGAGAGAGGTAAAGACTTGCAACTTTCGCTGCAACAAAGCATTGTCATATTCCAGACGCCTTACATCCTTCTGAAGATTCCCCATCTTACTTCTAAGATGAGATACCTCACGGATCAAGTCTTCTGTATTAGACTTTCGACTCTGTTTTTTAGAATCACTTTGCATTTATCCTCATTAAATTTAATAAATGGTTGACATTTGCGTAGCATATTACGAAGGCGTGGCCAAATCCACTCATCGTCTACTACACGTTCTACATAAGAAATCCAACCCAAAAAATGGTTTAATATAATAGCTGACGCAATACCCATTTTTTTCTGTTGAATCAACTTCACTATTGGTGGATGTTTACTTCTCGATTCTGTTATAAACATTATACCAAAACTATCGTAAATGTCAAGACATTTCTTGATATCTTGGTCAAATATTCTTGTAATTGATTGTTGATTTTTCTTCCAATTATTATAATTCTGTAGGGCCTCATCACCTGTTAACCATTTAGGATTAGCAGCAGGCATCTCAGAAAAATTAGAAACAAGAAAAGGCTCAAGTTCTCCGTTATACTTTTTCCCCATTTTGTGAAAAAAGTACCTATCACTCCTTTGCATAAATGAATCTTTGGAACAATTGACTGCACCATTGTAACGAATATAATCATAGGATTCGTGATTAAAATGCAATCGTAGTCCTAGATACATTTTATATGCATCATAGGCTTCAGTCATACAGTAGGTGTACTATACAGGTAGTGTACTAGATTTGGGCAAAAAATGAAGCAATTCAGCTTCTACTTGAATTTTTTGCTTGAGGGATTTGTTCACCAATCTGCCGATAGATTCTGGTTCAACATTGTTTTCCTTACAATATTCCAGACAGGCATCCATATATGTAACTTTTTTATTCAGTACCATCTCTTCAATCATGGTACTGAATTTGGTAGGCGTGAAAAATGATAATTCCATAATATTAAAATAAAAGGTTAGTGTTAATTATTAAGCGGTTTCTTCAATAACTGTTACCCATTGTGTACCATATTTCTTATAGTAATACATATTAGTTTCAATTTTTTCTTGCATTTTAAATAAGAATTTCTTACCCCTATGGGAGCCCTTTAACAGTTTTGAAAAGAAGTCATCAAACATATTTTTTATAGGCACCTCTACTGATATGTTTTTACCATTAATTTCAAATGTGTTCAATTCTTTACCAATTCCTGCATTTTTATTTGTTCCTATCATTGCAAAAATATTCTTGTCCTTTATAATCACCGAATGCTGATCATATTTTTTACCCAACTCAATCATTTCTTTCTTAGAAATGTTAGGAATGAATAACGATTTTTCATTTACAAAACCGTCTTCTTCTTGATATCCACCCTTCATTTCAATAAATCCATAGCCCTTTTCTCTAACTATTTCTTTGAGTTCATTATACCGTTCAAGATTTTCTTTATCGGAAAATTCCTTTCTAAATGGTGACATCACACCAAAATTTGCTGTTTTCTCTATATGAGTCATAATTCTAGAAAGACTCGATTCGCTAAGGAAAGATCTAAATGATTTCATATTATTTTTATTTGAAAAGTAATGGGGGGGTCTTCTGTTCCCAAGTGACCCCCCGAACTCGGCATCCTAGGCAGCTATTGCGTAAGATGCAGATGAATAATCGCTATTATTTGCGGTTAGTTTAATAAGTCTCCTCAATTCCTTCCCTCCTAATCGAACTCTATTGCGCCCCCATCAATAAGACTCTACTCGTTCTTTTTCTATCTGTTTGAGTATACTAAAAGGTTGCCTATCTTTTGCATTACCCATCCAACGAATCTGAGTGCATATAGTACATCTTGGATTGCGTTTCCGCCATCCAATTCTACCACGTTTCCCGACTCGTTTTTTCTTCATAAAGTCTTCTTGGTGGAGGCGGCCGGAATTGCACCGGCGTCTTAAAAGTTATATAAATTGAATCATCAACTTACCTATATTTATTATATAACAGTTTTAATCAAAAGTCAAGTCTATTTTTCATTTTTTTGTCTTCAATGATAAAATCATGTCAGAGATTGATACCTCACGCACTATATGGTTCTTGCCATGATAGGGTATTAGTTTGTCTGCTATATTTTTTGTGTCACAAAGTTGTACCCGTTTATTGGATGGCCAATGTATGATTTCCCAATGCTGTTTCATATAGTATGTTGGGGTTTAACTAGTTCTTTCTGTTGAATTAATTTTTGTTGTACAGTACATCCATATGTAATATTATATGCAACGGCTGACAACTTTGGTGCTAATTGACTAGAATGATTTCCTAAATTTTTCTCAAAAAAGGCTAAACTATATGTTTTTTCATATAGGTCTATAGCACATACCGCTATTTTATACAAATGCCACGGCGTAAACGCTTGACGTGCCTGCGGTTGTTGGGCCATTTTGGAAAATAACATACTTGTCCAATATTGTTTTTTTTCAGGATCCCATTTGGGTATTTTTTCTACTATTACATTATTTGGTGGTTCAATAATTACTGGTTTAGGTTTTTTTGTTTCTAATTGCGCTGTACACCCTATCATAACAACACAAACAATTAGTAACAAATATTTGAGTTTGTTTTTCATGCGGCCCTTTTGGTTTTGTGAACATTATAATTCCGAATAGCTTCTTTAAGTAATTCGGTATAATCATCCACCCTTTTAGTGAATGTCTGGGGTATTCCATCATCAGGGACTACAAATATTATAAGTTGTTCACATAGAATTCCGGTACGCTCAGTAAACATCTTTGCATATCCAGTACCCTGTATGAAGTAGTTTTCAATCCACTCTTC